AACCAGATGGTCGTCACGCCGTCCATCGAGCAGGCCAAGCTTGCCGTGATGGGTCTCAAGGCTCGCCGCGACAGTGCTCAGGGCTCGCGCCCGAAGATGCAGCAGGGCAGCGGTGCGCCTCAATCAAGCGCTCGCGTTGAGCCGTTCGAGAACCTCAGGGATCTTGTCGCGGCCCAGAACGACGCTCGTTACACCACCTCCCAGAAGTACCGCGACGAGGTCGCCCGACGCTTGGAGGCGTCTAACCTGTGAAGTACCACGCAACTGTTGAGGCTTACGAGGTCAAGACTGTCCGCACGAAGGCGAACAGCATTGTCAAGTACGAGCCCGAGGGTCCCATTCGCGAGTGGCGCGGCACCTTTGTCTACGACTACCCAGCGGGCAAGATGAACCAGATCCGCTTGGGCGAGGTCTTGGTCATCTGGCCGTGTGGCATCCGCCAGACCTACAACAAGAAGCACTTCGAGGAACTCTTCACTCCCCTCGAGGACACCACTACCCCCAAACCCAAAGCGCCGCGTGCGCGCAAAGTGATCCTTGATCCTGAGGAAGAGGAATCCTGATGGACTTCAACGACTCCAAGCACATTGTGACGGCTGTCTACGACGCCACTGACGCAGCGAATACCGTTGTTTCCGAGGCCATCGCCGCCGCAGGGTACGGCGCTATCCAGTGGCAGGTTGAACAGGTTTCTGGAACCGTTGCTTCCGGTCACCAAATCAAGATCCAAGCAAGCGTCAACGGCGATGTCTGGACTGACATGCGCACGCATGGCGGAGGTGCGACAAGCAACCAAGAGAGCGTTGATTACTCAAAGGGCACCGATGCCACCTTTGGCATTCAAGGACGCTATCGCTTGATCCGCTTTGCAATCAAAACCGCCAGCGGAAGCGCTGCGACTGCGCGCCTGCACATCCACCTTGGCCGAAGCTGACGAGGAAGAGAAATCCTGATGGACTTCAACGACTCGAAACACATCGTCACCGATAGTTTTGACGCTACTAGCAGGGCAGGCACTGTGGTGTCTCCGGTGATCGACGCTGCGGGCTTTGGAGCCATTGAGTGGCAACTGTCTCAGGAAAGTGGGACAATCGCGAACGGCACTTCGGTCAAAATTCAGGCATCGGTCAGCGGCACTGCTTGGACTGACATGCGTACTCACGGGGGCGGCGCGACAAGCAACCAAGCTGGCGTGGACCGCAGTGTGGGCCAACTTGCCACCTACGGCATCCAAGGCCGCTTCCGCCTAATCCGTTTCGTGATGCACACGGCCAGCGGTTCGGCCGCTACAGCCAAGCTGCACATCCACCTTTCTCGAATCTGATGCCTAAGAAACCTGATCCTCGTCTGAAGCGCGCTGGCGTGAGCGGCTACAACAAGCCCAAGCGCACGCCGGGAGCCTCGAAGAAGTTCGTGGTCGTCGCCAAGGAGGGCGACAAAGTCAAAACCATTCGGTTTGGCGACCCGAACATGAAGATCAGGAAGAGCAACCCGGAGGCTCGCAAGAGCTTCCGAGCACGCCACAAGTGCGACACCGACCCCCCGTCCAAGCTGACGGCGAGGTACTGGTCCTGCCGCAAGTGGTAGATCGCCCTCCACCCCTACAACCTCAAGCGTGTGCTGCTGGCCCCCGTGCGCGGGGATAACCAGGGAGCGAAGAGTTTGAGGGTGCCAACCCTTTTCTGTTCCCTCTTTGGCTGGGCTACCCAGCATAGGTAACCAACAATGGTTTCAACGACTGCAAGCCGCCTCGGTGCAAGCCTGGGCGTGAACGGCGCTAACGGCTTTGCCGATGAGAACGCCGCACTTCTCCTCAAAATCTTTTCCGGCGAAGTTCTGTCTATCTTCGACAAGAAGCAGATCGCTCGCGACATGGTCCGCTCTCGCCGCATCAGCGGCGCGAAAGAGGCTCAGTTCCCGATCATCGGCAACGCCGCTGCGGGATACCACGAGCCGGGTAAGGACATCTCTGATCCCGCCACGGGTCTCATGCAAGAGATCCAGCACGCCGAGAAGATCATCAAGATCGACTACCCGCTGGTCGCTCCTGTGTTCGTCTCGGAGTTCGATGAGGCCATCAACCACTATGAGACCCGGAGTGAGTACGCTCACCAGCTTGGTCAGGCTCTCGCCAACAAGTGGGACAAGCTCCTGCTGCGCGTGATGTCCAAGTGTGGCGATGCCACGGCGACCGTTTCCGGCAGCTACGCTGGTGTTGAGATCGACGCCAACGACGCTTCCTACACGGTTGCGGAGTTCATTGACGATGTCTTCCAGGCCAAGCAGACCTTTGACGAGCGCGATGTCCCCATGGAGGATCGGTTCCTGATCGTTCCGCCCGCTTGGGAAGTCGCCCTCATCAAGTCTGACAGCAAGCTTCTGGACCGTGACTTCTCCCCGAGCAACGGCAGCTACGCCCGCGCTACGATTGGCCGCATGGCTGGCATGACCGTCGTCACCAGCAACCATGTGCCCTTCGATGCCACGGCCCCCGGTGCCGAGGCTGGTCAGAAGAACAGCAGCTACGCTGGCGCTGAGGCCCTCAAGGTGCAGGCCCTCGCGGTCACGCCCGAGGCTGTCGGCCAAGTGTCGCTCTGGGACATGGAAGTCCAGTCGCAGTACTCTGCTCTCCACCAGGGAACCTTCCTGATGGCGCGCATGGCCTGCGGTGCGGACATCCTCAAGCCTGAGTGCTGCATCCCGATCATCAACACGAACGCGGCCGCTGTTCAGGGGCCGACCGCCTGATGATCTCCTGAACTAGGGGAAGAGTGTCCGCTTCCCCCGTTCTCTTCCCCTAGAGGTGGGGAGCCCCGCTTGTGTGTGTGCGGGGCTCCCTGCCGTTTCCTCCACCTTGACTCCTGATGGCTGCCACCTCATTCAACAAAGCGGTAAACACCCTCCTGTCTGTGATTGGCGAAGCTCCCGTCAGCAGTGTGGACGAGGGACACATGACTGCGGTCATGGCGAAGACGACCTTGGAGGAAACTACTCGAGCAGTCCAGATGCTGGGCTGGCGCTGGAACACTGAGCCAGTGACGCTTGAGCCCAACGCGCAGCTTGAGATCGCCTGCCCCTCCAACACACTTAGCGTCCACTTCTCGCGCCAGAACGCGAATGACACGCTGATCCTGCGGAATGGTCGTCTCTACGATCTGACCAACCGGAGCTACAAGTTCACCGCCGGGACCAAGCTTGAGTCTGAGCTAGTCCTTGAGTTGCCTTGGGAAGAGCTTCCCGAGGAGGCCCGCCGCTACATCACCATCAAAGCTGCCCGCCAGTTTGGTGACCGCATCGTGGGCGACCAAGCCATGCACGCCTTCACGCAGCAAGAGGAGTACGAAGCTAAGGGTGCCCTGTGGCGCGCTGAGACGGGCCAGCAGTACCGTACCATCTTCGACAACTACGACAGCCAGAAGGCCATCTGGCGCGCATTTGGAGCTTGACGCATGGTGCTGATCAAACAGGTCACGGGGAACCTCTCAGGAGGCGTCACCACGCTTGCAGAGGCGCACAGGCTTCCTAACCAGACCCGCGAGCAGATCAACGCCGAGCCGTCCGTTCGGGATGGTCTCCGCAAGCGCGCCAAGACGGACTACCTTGGCAAGTTCGACGGGGACTTTGACAACGCCAAGTTCCACTTCGTCACGGGCTCGCCGCTGTTCACTGGCGGCCCCACGAAGCACATGCTCGCCGTCAAGACTGACGGCGTCTCGGCAGTGGATCTGGACAGTGGTGATCAGCTTGGCATCTACAAGTGCACCAGGAACTCCAGCGGCTTCATCAATGGCGGCGCTCCGGTAGTCTCTGCGGACTTGGCCTACCTCGCTGAGAACAGTCCTGATCCTCAGAAGGACTTTCAGTTGCTGACTGTCGAGGACACCACCATTGTCCTCAACAAGAAGGCTGTCGTAGCCAAAGGCTCCACTACCACCACGCGCCCTGACCCGAACGACTACGCATACTTCTTCTGCAAGGGCCTTGTCGGCCAAAGCTCTCAGACCAAAGGTGCTGTAACCCTTGCCTTTGAGCGGTGGAACCACAACAACGCCGGAACAACCACATACCGCACTACCATCCCTCAGGCGTTCTCCCTGTTAGGGACGACCTATACCTTCGACACTCAGTTCGGCAACCCTGCCGACATGTGCTCGATGGTCCGCATTGTCTTTGCGGGTGAGAACAGTTGGGTTGCCCCAACCACTGCGGCATCGTCCGATTTCATTTTTCCGCACACTGACGACACGACTGACTTTCCCACGGTCAACAGGTCAGTCACCTACAACACCTCAGGCAGCAACTCAGCTACCTTCAAAATCTACCCCCACGCCGTTCTTCCCATCAAGATCGGGCAAGGGTCAGGATTCATTGAGGGCAGCTTTGAGGCGGGCTACAGCGGCGGTGATGACTTTGTGTCGTTCTTCTACGGCACTGTTCCGTCTCTGGACAGCCTGCCGCTCATGTGCCACAACGGCAAGACCGTCAAGGTGCTGGGCACTCCGACTACGGAGTACGATGACTACTACCTGACCTTCCGCACTGACAACGATGCCTACTGGGGCCGTGGCGTGTGGGAAGAGTCCACCTCTCAGCCTTGGATCAAGTACGGACCAGATTCTGACACGATGCCTCATGTGCTTGTCCGCAGGCAGGACACCACTCTGGGCACGGTCACCGGCACTCCCCTCGCCTACTACTACGAGTGGGCTCCGATGGACGGGACCGTCACGGACATCAATGACGGCGATGGCTGGTCCACTCGCGAGGTCGGTGACGACATCACCAACCCCCACCCGGCGTTCTTCGACAAGACCATTGCAGCCATGACGGTCTACCAAGGGCGTCTTGCGTTCTGCACTCCTGAAGGGGATGTCTGCCTGTCTGAAGCGGGCAAGCTGTTCAACTTCTACCGCACGGCGACTTTGGCCCTTCTCGACTCAGACCCGATCATTCTGACGGTGTCTGGTGGGGATGCTGGCCGATACCGGCACTTGGTCCCTTTCTCGAGGGAGCTTCTCATCGTCGGTGACAACGCCCAGTTCAGCCTGAACAACGGAGGCGGCGTGGTGTCTCCCGCGACAGTGTCGGTCGACCGTGTCTCCGGGTATGAGGTAAGTGAGTACGCAACTCCTACGGTCCTTGAGAACACGGCTGTGTTCGTGTCTCAAGGCGAAGCGCGGACTCAGGTCTGGCAGATGTACCGCGAGAACGACACTGCCTACAACGCCATCGAGTCCTCGGATTCAATTCCAGGCTACATCACCGGGACGGTGAGCGGAATCACCACAAGCAGCGTTGTCGGGGCCTACGCTCTCAACAACAGCACGCAGGACTTGCTGATGCACAGCTACTTCCGCCAAGGCAACCAAGTGGTGATGCAGTCTTGGTGGAAGATGCGCGTTGCCGGGGCCAGCCGTGTCAACTTTGCCTACTTCTACGGCGACACGCTGTACATCTCGGCAACCCGCACCACCGATGGTGGGACAGAGACCGTCGCTCTGTCGTATGAGCCCGACAACGAGTCGGTGTTCAAGGCTGACCTCCTCAACACGCCTGAGGCCGCTGACCTGGACTACATCACAGGTACTGGGGTCACCGAGATCACGGTGCCTTACGGCATTTCGTCAGATGACACGGTGTTCGTCTACAACACCACCGACGATGTCGAACTGACGGTACAGTCCGTGACGACTGGTGCCTCTTCTGCTGTGATCTCGGTCGTCGGGGATGTGACCACCAAGGACTTGGTGTACGGCATCCGGTTCGACATGTCTGTCCGTCTGCACCATCCGACCCTCCCCATCCGCAACACGGAAGGGAGCCAGTCTCCTGAGCGCGCTGCTCGAGTGCTGATCAACAAGATGGACATGACCTACACGGACACCCGCCCGTTCGAGGTCAAAGTCGAGTCGCCTTACAGGCAGACGCGGACATACTCGCGCCCCGCCACCTTGATTGGCAACCTGAGTTCGGTGCTTGAGAACCCCCGCAACAGCAGCGGGGTCCTCGAGCTTGGTATCCACCTCCCCACCGAAGAAGCTGACATCACGATCAGCGACACCAGCCCGTGGCCCGTGCGCTTGGAGAACATTCAATGGGAAATGAGCTACAGAGCACGATCAAAGACTTGGGCAGGACGGTAGTCCGTAGAGCCAACCACAAGGATGTGGTGTGGATCTCCGAGCACATGCGCCGTGATGACATCCGAGAGGTCATGGCGGTCGGCAAGACGCCCTACGAGTCGCTCAGGGGCGGCCTGATCAAAAGCGTCCGGTGCATCACGGTCGAGTTTGACGGCACCCCCGTGCTGATGGCTGGTGTTGTCGATGACATGGATGCCCCTGGGATCTTCGGCAACATCTGGATGCTGGCGACAGACGACCTGAGCAAGATCCGCAAGGACTTCCTGCGGCACGGTCATGAGGTGGTTGACTACCTTGGTCACGGCTACCAGCACATCGGCAACGGTGTGGCCGCGTTCAACAAGAAGCACATCCGCTGGCTTTGCTGGATGGGCTTTCGCTTCTACAACCAGTTCAAAATTGGGGATGTCCCTTTCTACTCCTTTGGCATGATGATGAACCATGTGTGAGCCTGTATCCATCACGATGGCCGCGCTTTCCGCGGCAGGCGCTGGGGCGACCATCTACCAGAACCAACTGAATGTCGAGGATGCCAAGCGCCGCAGGGCTCTGGGCTACGACAAGCTGCAGATGCAGAAGGGGCAGTTGGATCTGCGCAGCCTGCAGGAGGCAAGCGCGGCGGCCGTTGAGATCGAGCGCGTGCGTTCGGATGCTCTGCAGGCTATGGGCACAGCGCAGGCGGGCATGGCTTCCCAGCTTGGTGGGGGCGCGTCCTATGACGCGGTGATCCAAGCTCTCAAGGTCGGCCAGGCCAAAGAGGTCTCCATGATTGAGAAGAACCTCGACTGGACGCAGCAGAGCATCGAGCAGCAGAAAGCAAGCATGGACCTCGACTGGCTCATGCAGCCCACAATCTTCGAGCAGTCTGACCTCGCGTCGGCCTTGCAGATCGCCACCGCAGCTACGAGCGGCTACGCTCAAGGACAGTCCTTCACATGAGCCCCCGTCCCGACACTCAAGGGCGGCAGAGCCAAGGCTCTGTCCCGCGCCTTCGCCCGGTTGCTGCTCCGTCAGGCGGCGGCTTCACTACGGGCGGCGTGGACGCTGGGGCGATGGCGAGCTTCGCCTCGATGAGCGAGTCCCTGAGCAACTCGATTGCTCAGATCGGGCGTGCTCAGAAGCGCCGCGAGAAGGAGGCAGAGGCTGAAGAGTACACCGCCGGTCGCGCCGCAGGGGCAGCCACTCAAGCGGGTCCCGCCACTGAGGCCGAGCTTGTCGCTCAGGGCGTGATCCCCGAGAACGCCAGCGAGGCTTGGCGGCGTGGGTACATGAACATTGCGGGGCGGCGCTCCAGCGCCAAGTTCGAGGCTCAGGTGCAGGAGTGGATGCAGAGAAGCCTGAGCCCGGAAAACCTGTTTGACGAGAACGGTGCCCCCAAGGCGTACAACGACCCTCTCGAGGATCTTGGCAGGCTTCAGCAGCAGTTCCGGTCGCAGAACCCGCTGTTTGCCAACCCTGACTTCTCGGAGGGCTTCGACAACCAAGCCATCCCGATCATCGAGCAGACGGCGGCCAAGTACCGCGACTTGCGCAACAAAGCCGAAGTCACCGCGATTGAGTCTCTGGTCACTTCGGAGTCGTCCAACGCGATCTCGTCAGCGTTTGAGGCTAGTGGCGGCGTCCTGACCCCTGACATTGCTTCACAGCTTGTCGAGTACAGCAAGAGCCTGAGCACGGGCTACGGCATCCCGCTGTCTAAGCGCAACCCTGAGCTTCTGTTCAGCGCGCTTCAGCAGTTCGTCACCGAAGCCGCCGCGAACGAGGACATCGACCTTGATGAGGTCGGGGCGTTTGTCCAGCAAGTGGTCGAGATGCCTGGAATGAACGGCACCTCGTCGTTCCTTGACGATGACGAGTTCTCGTCTGACACGCTGAAGCTGCTTGACTCGCTGGATTCGCGGGCAGATGCGCAAGCTTCGCGCAACCGGAGGGAGAAGCAGGAGCGCGAGGAGAAGTACACGGTCAACATGTACCGTGACTACGGCGGCCTCTCTGCGGAGGAACTGATCGATCTGCGGACCGACCTCGCCAAGGGTGAGGGCAAGTTCGCCAACCTAGACCCTGAAGAGAGAGACTTCTACCTCACCCAGTGGTCTGCCCTGCGCAACGACGCCGACACTCGCGCAACCATTACGGAAAAGGCAAGGGCTAGGGCTTCTGACCAAGTTGAGATCCAACTGCGCAGCGGCCTGTTTGAAAGCTTTGCCGACTGGAAGTCGCATGTACTGAGCATTGAGGGCGTTGACACGGCTTCACTGCTGCAGCTTGGTGACGACTACTTTGACGAGGTGCGCACTGAAGAGCGCGCAGACAGAGCGGAAGCCCGCCAAGAAGAGGCTGACCGCCGCGCCAAAGAAAACGAACGCAGGACCCGCGTTGCTGGGTATGAGGACCAAGCCTCAGGTGTTGAGGACAGTTGGACTTCTTACATCGGCAACATCCCCCTCGGTGAGCGCGGCCCTGCTAGGGACGATCTTGAGAGCATCAAGCTCGAATTCCAGAGAGAGCTAGACCGGCTCTCTAGGGCGGACGCCACTGACGAGCAGATGGTGCAGGCCGTCGATAGGTACAACCAGAAGGTCCGCGAGAAGCTTGCCACATACGGAGAAAGCTTCCGAGAGACCGGAGCCAAGAAGGCCAGCGTTGCCGACTACATCGGGACTGGGGACTTCTCAAGTGCCCGCAGCACTCTTGAGGAACTGAACCGCACGGGCTTGAGCGCTCCTGAGGAGTACGCTGCGCAGCTTGATGACCTTGACCGCCAAGAGGAGCGTTACCTTGAGACCCTCCGTCTTGACGGCCGGGGCGTTGTTGGCGAGTACGGGTCCCTGATCCAGCTTATTGGAGACGAGCTTGACAGCGAGACTCTCCGAAGCCTGTTCCCCGAGGACACCCCTTTCACAAATGACCCCGCCAACTACTTCAAGGAGATCTACCGCAGGGCTCTGCAAGAGGACGCTCAGAAATGGGCCGAGCAGAACCGCGGCAAGTACAAGTCCAACGCGGCGTTTGAAGATGGCCTGAGCGAGTACCTCGGCAGCACCGTTGAGGAGTGGTTCCAGCAGGCAGGCGGCAAAGACCAAGCTGCTGCCGCGAAGATCCTCCAGCTTGTGCGCGAGTCCCGTGGCGGGCTCATCGAGTTCCAGACTCAGATGGAGCGCAGGCACCGCCTTGAGAACATGGGCGCGGCGGCTGAACAGCCTGGTGGCATGATTGGCAACAGCCAAGGCGATGTCAGGAGCGCAGCGGAGCGCGTGAGCGTTGCCATCCGCGAGTCGAAGGCTGCGCCGTCCCGCACCTTCGAGATGAAGCTGGCCCAAGGGCCTGCGATTGATGTGCCCTTTGACCCGCTTGCGGCCGAAGGCGAAGAGGGCGCTGCCCGCGTCTTGACCGCAGCCGACAGGGTTCGCACCAACGAGTACCTGTTTGTCACTGACCGCGTTGACACGGGTCTTGCGGTCACCGACTTCCGCACGGCCGGTCGGGGCTTCAGCGTGGAAGAGGTTCTTTCGGGCAAGACCTCTGTCGGACTCACCGACAACCAGCGCGAGCAACTCAAGCGCAACAGGGACAGGATCACAGGGTACTCAGGTACTCGAGGCGACATCCCGACCGAGGATGTGTTCCTGCGAGACGGCGACGATGTGCGAATGAACTTCGGCCATGTGATCACCTTCGGGTCGTTCATGACTGAGGAGAACTTCGGCAAGGTCAAGAGCCGCGCGGCAGAGCACTACGACCGCATGATTGCGCTGCCTGATGTCGAGATCGAGATCGACCAAGCGGAGATCGCCAACAGGGCTGCGGCCCTCAATGGCGAGGGTCAGGGGCTTCTGGTGTTCGGCAACCAAGAGGAAATCGACGCCTTCCGCGCCAACCCTGCCGAGCACCCGTACTTCAGCCTGTTTGAGCTAAACGACGAAACGGCGCAGTCGTTCCTTCGTGTTCAAGACAGGCTGCTGGCCCAGAAGGCGGCTGACGGTCTGCTTGAGCAGCCCTATGTCGCTCCTGAGCCCGTCGCTCCTTACGAGCCCCAGCCGCAAGACGCTGCTGAACTTCAGCGGCAAGCTGCTGAGATTGACGCTGGGCGTGCTGAGAGTGACATGCAGGCGCAGGCCGAGCTTGAGCGTGATGATCGCGCACAGAAGCAGTTCCAGGCCATCAAGCGGCGCTTCGATGAAGCTGTTGCCGCTGAGATGGCAATGGACGAGAACCTCGCGGAAAGTGAGCGCGCCGCTCTCAGGGAAGTCGAAGAGCCCCCGGTCGGCCGCACTACTCAGTTTGACCGCGCTTCGTCTGCTGTTCCTCCTGTTGGCCGGGAGCGGGGGGCCACCACGGAGGAGTTCCTCCGCACCATGGGCATCGTTTACG